TTGTTAGAGGCTGTGGTGTTAGAAAACAAAGAACTAAAACCTATGCCGACATTACTTGCGCCCGTTGTATTGGAATACAAAGCTGCATAACCAGAAGCTGTATTATTTGCTGCGGTAGTATTGCTAGTTAAAGCGTATGCGCCAAAAGCAGCGTTGTAGTTTCCAGTTGTTTGAGTGGTCAAAGCAAAATAACCTGACGCAGCGTTTTGAACACCAGTAGTATTCGCAGCCATAGCAGAGCCGCCAACAGCAAAGTTTCTGTCTCCAGTTGTATTAGCAGCCAAAGCACTAGCACCCACCGCAGTATTGGTAGATACAGCACCAGCGCCTTTACCAACTGTGAGGCCGTTAACTACAGCGTCTTTAACGAATGTAGCTACTTGTCCGGTTGAAATACCAATAGCTTCAGTAGTACCATTACTCTGGAGAGACAGGGCGCCTGAACTAGCTACACCCGTGGAATTAAGAGAAGTTTGTGCCATTTTTTATGTTACCTCAAGAGAAATTAGGGAGTGCCGTTAGACACATGGTTAGAAGTGGTGGTGAATATGCCAGTTGAGTCTAAAGAACCAATAGTTGTAGCGCCATACTTAAATAGTAACTTACCGCCTGATTCAACAATGGAGAACCCTGTAGTTACTACTGAGCCAGATGAACCTGTAGTGTTCTGATTCAGTGTGGGAACATCGGCTGCCACTAAAGTACGGAATGTAGGTGTACCTGCGGTTCCGTTAGGCGCTGCTAAAACAGTGTTAGCCGTTTGGGATGCGAAGTTAGAAGCTGTTACAGCTAGAGTTCCACCTAAGGTCAAGTTACCTGAGCTTGTAACTGTACCTGTCAGAGTTAAACCTGATACAGTACCAGTACCGCCTACTGAAGTGACTGTACCTGTTGTTGGAGTTGTCCACGTAGGTGTAGCCGAAGAACCAGCAGAAGTTAATACTTGCCCTGATGTACCAAAGTTGGTAGTTCCTGTAATGTTGGTGTTTAAACCAATAGCACCTGAAGCATTTACAACGTGGGCTGATTGACCAGCAGTACCCCAAGCTAAATAAGTCTTAAATCCGTTACCTGAGCCTACCGTTACGTCACCATCGTGTGATGAGAAGTAAACACCGTTGTTCAATGAGAAGAAGTCAGCAGGTGTACTAGCTGAATACGTAGAAGCATTCATACCGAACTCACCGTAGTACGTCGAGTCAGTACCTAAATTGTTAGATAGTACGTAGTTAGTTGAAGCTCCAGCAGTTGCACTCTTATTCTGAATAACTAACTGGTTATATGAACTAGCTGTAGTGCTTCCAAAAGAAGCGATAGTGTTCGCAGCATTAAACGAGAGAACAGGAGTTGTACTTGTAACTGTATTAGCTGACAAGGTAGTGAAGTCACCGCTGCTTCGTGTTGTAGCTCCAACAGAAGTACCATTAATAGTACCGCCAGTGATAGCTACGTTATTAGCTGCTTGTGTAGCTATAGTACCTAAGCCACTAATGTCGCTTGTGGACAAAGTTACGTCACCTGTGCGACCCGCAACAGATGTAACTAAGTTAGTTTGGTCAATCTTCTGCCAAACTGTACCGTTATAGATGGCCCAGTCACCTACTTGCCAATCAGTGATCCCATTCAGGTTAGTAGAACCTGCAACTGAGACAACGTAATACCAGTTAGTTGTTCCTGTACTAGAAACTAGACTAGGAGTGTTCGTAGAAGCGTTCCACGTACCTTTATATACCAAACCTCCTGAAACAGCATTGATCTGGGTCTGAAGACTAGCCAATGTATCTAATACGTACTGAGAAGTACCGCCACCGTTACCGATAACACGGATTTTTTCAGATACATCGAGAGGAACTACTTCACCAGCGTTAATTTCATTACCATTGTCAAGGGTGATGATTAAAGAACCATCAAAGTCAATGCGAGCGTCAGCAACACCGTTACCATCGCTCCCGTCGATCCCGTCTTTTCCATCTTTGCCGTCTTTTCCGTTAGCGCCATCAAGCCCACGAAGCCCTGTATCACCTTTTTCACCCTTAGCACCGTTAATACCATCTTTACCATCTCTAATCGACGCAGCTTTTACAGCAATATCGCCGCTAATCTCAGCGTAACGCTCTTCAAGGTCAGTCTTGATCTTCTTAATAGCGTCAACGACCAGCTTTGCGTACTGGCCTGTCTCCATAGACACTTGCTTTGCCTTGGAAGATGCAACATTCTCTTGAATAGCCTTAACCAACGCCAATTTCTCAGCGTCAGTCATGGTTTCAATGTCTTGTAATATCATTTACTCAAGCTTTCAGTGAGTTGTTTCAAGAAGTCACCCTCTTTAATCATACTGTCTTGCTTATGCTGACTCATTTGAAGCTCCACAATCTTGGATTTATTCTTCATATCAGCTTCTTTAAGCATCAAGTCAGCTATTTTAACACGTCTGTCAAACTCTCTGCTAGCCTGATCGTCGTTATTAGGTAGATTATTAGTCGATGAAGAGATAATCTTAGCTTGCACCTCTTGAGGCTTCAGCTGAGCTTCCACCATCGTGTTCATAGCTTCAGCTTTGTTACGCTCAGCTTGAGTAGTGTTGACTGCGATGGTAGCCTTTTGAGCTTCCAAAGCCAACATCTGCTGTTGCTGTTGCATTGCCTGTGCTTGTGGATCAGGTTGAGCCATCTTATCGAGGGCTTCAATCATCTCAGCACGATTAGACAGACTAGAGTTCTGAATCACACCCTTCAAGATCAAAGGCAACACTGGAGTGTTAGGGCCTAAGGTCTGCAATAGAGCGATAAACTGAGATTGTTCGTACTCACGAGCCATGATACCCAAGGTAGCTGTAGGTACAAAGTTTAAATCAGCTGAGGGATAACGCTCAGGGTCAAACTGCATGAACCTGAATGCTGCCTTCTTGATGAAAGGAGACAGGAAGTCTTCTTGAAAGTTCGTCAGAGTACGTTTGTTCTTCTTAATCAAAGAAGCTACAGCCATCGAGATACCGCCTTGGCTAGCATCACGAGACACTTGGCTAATCATGCCATTGGTGTCCATAGTTCCAGTAGCTTGGAGCAACATACGCTCAAAGTTCTGAGCAGCTGCTGGAGCATTACCATCGGTAGTACCGAACTTGAACGGCATCATGATCTCAGATGGGTTACCGTTAGTCAGAAGAGCTTTACCGGGCTTAACTTCAAACTTAGCACCACGAGGCAGACGAGTAGCATCCATAGCGATCATGGGCGATGTAGTCAACGCCAATGAGTCGAGGTAGGCACGATACTGAGCATCGATAGCCTTCTGCATGTTGTAGGCCTTCTCGACCACACCACGACCCAACAGACGGTTAGGGACTGTATCGTCCTGATACGTCATGATAGGACGATCCTTCATCATGTAAGGATTCTCTTCAGCTTTTAAAAGCAGATTACCATTACCGATAACGATGATAGCCTCTACCAAGTCAGAGTAGTCATCAGCTGCGGAGTCCTCAGGAAATAGGTCAACCATGTCCTGCTTATCACCTAACGAATCCAACTACTCACGGGTCACTAGCCCGTAATACGTGAGCACGGTAGCTTTACCGTCTTGGAACTGACGCACTTCCTGAGTAGCTTCTAGAGAGTCATCGTCCATGTACGGAGTAATGTCTACCTTGCGATAGATACCTGACTCCATCCCTGCTACGATCTTGTGTAAGCTCACTGGTTTCTCAATCGCTACACCCATACAGTCATCCACCGATGTACCATTAGGATCAAACAAGAAGTTCTTAGGATTGATAGGGTTTAGAGTGACAGAGATGCGGTCTTTCTCGACTACACCGATAGCTGCTTGACCTGTAACGCCGGGAATAGGTTGAGTAGTAGGAATATACTCTTTAGCTGTCTTGACAACCAACTCACCGATACCAGTACCGTAGATCTTAGCCATCAAGCCAATCTGGTCGATAGACTTACGGATCTTATCCTTAGCGAAGTCCTCCATCATCATGGCTTTGAGCTGGCCCACATCAAGAGGGTTACCGTTAACGTCTTTAACGTCATCTTCAATGTCAAAGTACTCACCTTGACCGAAGACAGCTTCCATGATCTCAGCGTGAGATGTCTCTACAGCTTGCTGAGTAGCAGGGGAGATGATACGGCTACGCTCAGAGTCACGAGTGGAGTCAGATTCAGCCCATTGACCACGGAAGATACGCTCATATTCTTCCCAACTATCCATGTAGTTGTTATCACGGAAGTCTCTCCAACGCTCAACGTGATCCATCACCCATGTGACTAGCTCTTTGTCATTCTCAGATGGCTCCTCAAATTGAGCATCACCACCTGTTTCTTCTTGTTCAATGTTAGCCATCTTTTTCCTTGTATTAGTCTTCGATGGAATCACGGAAAGGTGAATCATCAATTTCCTGACTGTTACTATCTGTGATAGGGCCACCAATCAGCCAAGCTGAACAAGTACGATCAGCGGCACACTTGAAGTCAAAGAGTTCACAGTAGCCTAGCTTGGCGTTATCCATCACATCCTGAGCGTAACTGTCTTTCTCAGCATCGATACCGTCATGGATGCACTGGAGCATCTCAGAAGTCTGAATAAAAGCGGAGCAGTTACCGCAGCGCATCGACTTAGCTTGTTTCAGATCAGTCTGCCACTCATTAGCCTTATCGTTCCAGAAAGCACTGTTTTCTAAATCTGGATTAGCAGGGCCATAGCCATACTCTTTAAAAGCCTTGTCTCGATGAGCAAGGTTGACTTTAATGTCGTGGGTGGCAATAGGGCAGGATTTGTTCATAATTAGTGGCACTATATCAGATTTTAATACTTTTGTCAACTATTATTTAATAACCGCTGATAACATCAAGTACTTCGTGTTCATCTTCTTCGTAGTCTTGCTGGTAATTAGACATAGCAAGCTGGTCAACGTACGCCAAGGAGTCAATTAAGTCATCGTGTACGCCTGTGGCAGGGAACATGATGAACTGATCCTCAAACTGTTTCCAATCCTCGTCTACGTTCAAAGAGATCCTACCATGCTCAAATCTACCTTGTAAAGCCCATAC